CCACATTTAAAGAAATTGTCAAGTGAAGAAATCCATAATATTAGTTTTTCTTTCATGTTCCCAGCCGATAACATTGAGAATACCGATTATAGGATCAAGGAAAGATTTGGAAAATTGTTTTTCATAATCTATGTAAGGTTTCAATTCAAACTCATCTGGTAAAGCATTTAACATAGCAATTACGGTATCACCAGTTGGATTAGGTTCTTTTAGATAAGCAAACTTAATCTTCTCACCTTCTTGAATTTTTGGATACTTTCTAGTCAATCTTTTGTTCTGTAACATTTTATTATAGATTAGAGAACCCTTAACGTGAATCGGTGTAGACTTTTGATAGATTGATGCTGCGTCATGATACTTGGCAAGACCTTTCACAGATCTTGGAAAAGAAACTTCTTCTGTAGGAAGTGTCTTGAACTTTGTCTTGAAAGTTTCAATATAGTTGATTACATCTTCTTCTGTTCCATTCATCATAATTTTGAGTGCCTCTTTGAGAGCATTACGGCAAGGTTCTGGTGTAGAACTCTTGACAGCCTCAATACCCATAATCTTTAGTTTAGGTTCATCATACTGAACACCCTCAGAATTATGAACATTCAGAATGTAGTGTTTCTTGCCAGTCCAAATACCAACCTCTGCTAAGACTTCACGTTTCATTACCATCTTTTGTTCAAATGCATTAACATACTCAGCCATTTCACCATAACACTTATCAATCACATTTTGAATTTTACCTTCACAAACCTTATCCATGAACTCTATAATTTTATCTGTATCTGTAAGACCTACCTTTTGTACGAGAGAATCAAGAGTAACGTACAGAGAGTCAGTATCGGAAGCAAGGACATAATCATCATTATCTGTTTCTAATATTTTATTTAAGTATTGATTGACTGCTCTCTCAGCCCACCGAATGGAAAGTTGACCCGCAACTGATACGGCTTCAGCATTCCTCACATCATAAAAACGAAACCATTGATTACCAAGAGCTCCGTAAGCTGAGTTAAGAGCAATCTTTAAATTAATCTGCATATTGTGATACTGTGCCAACTTGTTAGTATTTGCAGACTTACCCTTCTTCTGTTCCGTAATCATCAAGTTCTTATACTTGACGCGGTCTGTGTACATCTTTTCCATAAGAGCAGGAAGAAACCCCTGTTTCTTACGACTATACAAAGAACCATTTGGAGTCATGGTAAGATTTTTCTCTTTAAGAAAAGCAACGTCAAATTCTTTATCAAGTAAAGCATCTACTAAACCAGATTCGGTATGCATACCTACAAGAGTCTCAGGAGAAATATTATATTGCATTATCAGATGTGGATACAAAGAATTCAAGTCAAAACTAGCAACCCACTTATGCCGACCAATCTTTGGATCTTTCACATAAGCACCTTCGTACGCTTCTGTTTTAGTTTCATGTCTCTTAGGTGGAACAACAATTTGTTGGTCTTTCAAATGATTAAAGATAATACAATCCCACATCTTCACAGGACTGAATACATCATTGAAGTTACACTTGGCCATGTATGCGAGTGAGATAATCATCTCCAAGAGTTTCATCTTTTCTTCTAGTCTTTCCAACAAGACAACATCATGAACATTATAGTCAACGAACTTCTGAAAATTTGTTTTGTACAGTTCATGTAGTGAAGAGTATTCTGAATAGTCTAATTTCTTTTCACCCAACTCTGTATAGGCAATGTGGTTCAAAGAATAAGACTCTTGATTGACATAAGTAAACTTCTTGTAAGCATCCATGTAATCAATACTTGAAATACCAACCAGATCAAAAATTTGTTGTTTTCTATTACCGAATAGATTTATTTCGTTCTCTTTATACCAACCCCAAGGAGAAAGTTTGTTAGCCATTTTTTGACCAAGAATCTTGACTATGCGATTGACAAGATATGGAATATCAAAAAACCTTGAATTCCATCCAGTAATAATATCTGGATAATTCATACTCCAATCATTAACAAATTCAAGTAAAAGATGTTCTTCAGTTGTACAGGGAACAAACAGAACACCTTCACTTGGTTCATATCCCTGACAACCATATACTCTAAAAGTTTCTCCACAACGATAAGAGATAGCCAAGACTTCTTCATTGGCATTTCTTACATCTGGAAAACCATGTTCAGAACTGGTTTCAATATCAATATATCCAATCTTAATCTTATCTAAATCGTAGTCTACCATACCACGATAATTATCGGAAATAAAAGAATATTGAAACTGGTCAAACCCAAAAACATTACCACCATACTCTTTCATGGCTTGGCGAGACTCTTTCATAGAGCCCCACTTTACAGGAGCAACATTTCGATTATCTAAGGTTTTCCATTGGGGATTTTGAGGTTTATGAGATTCTACAAATAAGGTAGGTTCGTAGTTCAATTTCTCTTTGAAAGATTCACCACGATCATTAACACCTCTCAAAGCAATGAAATTACCATGAGGCTGTACATTAGTATAAAACATTAATAATATTTTTGATAAGGGATTTCTAAGTTGTCAAATGTATTATAACACCATTTGATCTGTTTGTCAATCCATTGAATTCGTCTAAAATATGCACCAAATAAAAATAATACTTGGAGATATATTTTGAGGATGATACCTATTAGAAAATTTCTTACTTTTTTCACATCTTCTCCTATGAGAGAAGACCTATCTTATATTGGGTCTTCCCATTGACTCTTAGAGCCGTCATTGTTTTACTGCGGTTACTCCCATCAAGAACATAAGAACAATGTACCCATCCGCTATTTGGGTCAACTCCATCATAAAATTCTAGAATGAGTTGGTCAAATATTAAATTTTCAGAAATCCATTTTGCAAGGTCTGGATTTGAAATTCTGGTAGATTCAAAATCTGCAGCCTGGCCATTACAATGCTGACTTGTTTTAGAGCCACCAACTGCTTTATTTAATGCAGGAGAACGATATCCGCTATTGATACGAATAACTCCAAATTCTTCTCTTACTGGTTGTAAAATAAAATTACAGAGATTGACTAAATTGATAACGTGTTCTCTTGATGCATCATTTGAGATACCCAAACGATCAGCAGTAGAACTTTTTATCATTTCTTGATACCCAAAGTTTTTTGTCAGGTGTCCATTATATAATGGTATCTTGACTGCCATAATATTCCTTTACTGCTTAACAATATCAAATGATCCAGTAGTAGGATCATATTTAAGTGTGAATGTCATTTCTATTGGTTTAACTGTCCCATCAGCTTTAATTATGGGTAATTTTCCTTCAACCGCTCCCATCAATGCATCTTTAGCATTTGTGAAAGTATGGTTTGGATCTGATTTTATAACCTTATCCAGTTCTTTTTTAGCACTTTCTGGAAGTAAATCATCTATCATACTTTCCACATGCTCAGTTGCTAAATCTGTTGCTTTGTCTACGACAAGACTAGAAATAACATTAAATAATAATAATGGTAACATAATTTTTCTCCTACGAATAATTAAAAAATAAAAAACCCCCCACTAAAGTATATATTAGTAGGGGGAAGAGGTGTGCTTACTTCTTTTTGTGTTCAATCACATTTGGTACTGTGATTGGAACGATACGTGGTTTCTTTTCATCTGGAACCACTTTCTCCAGATTGATGTTCAGAAGACCGTTCTGGAACTCGGCTCCGTTGACAATCATGTCATCAGAAAGAGTCCAAGTTTTAGAGAAAGACCTTCGGGCAATTCCCCGATGAACATATTCCCTTCTTTTTTCAAGTTCGGTTTCAACCGTGTTCGTGTCTTCTTTAGAACGAACAGAAATGACTCCATCCGCCACTTCAACTTCAATATCAAGTTCAGAGAATCCTGCAAGAGCAATCTCAATAACGTAATTGTAGTCATCTAACTTACGAATATTGTAAGGTGGATATCCACTATCTTGTTGAGTTGTGGGGAAGTTCATCATGCGATTGAACATGGAATCAAATCCTACGGATAGACCCATAAAACGTTCAAGATCGCCTGCTGTGAAATTAGTGTGATGTGCTAATGTAACCATAATGCCTCCTTATTTAAGCGAGGTTATCGAAAAATCCCCCTATCTATAGCACTAGACTAGGGGTAGTTATACGAGGCCATCACTATGATGCACCTCAATCACGCCATCCTTCACCATTGCATAGGTGATGGAAGCGATGTCTTAAAACTGTCCAAATCAATTTTATTAGTGAATCTTCTGCATAACTTCCTGCATCTTCCACTATCAATTTATATTTAGGTGTTTTCATATTTTTTTTGTAAAAAGATATAAATTTTCAG